TTATAACAATTGTCCGTTCAAATAGTTATGAGGCGGTTTTTTCGCTTCGGTTTTATATTTTAATTCTTTAGCAGCTTCCTCTTCAGATCCGTACAATCTATTAATAGGTACTCTGATTCCACCGCCTTCTTCAAATCGTACAGTAGCAAGATTACCAGTAACATGAGCGACAGTTACCTTTCTAACCTTCAAATTGCTCTCAATAATATAAGCTTCAATTCCCTCTTTCATAATAATATACCTCCACAAATATCAACTGAAATAATTATACCATATTAAAATCGTAAAAAATAGGGAACACTTCTGATTATTATAACCAGAAATGTTCCCTAAAAAAAATTTTGTTTATGTCTATATGCCTATATAAAATCGCTTATATATGGCTCAAATTGACTTAAATATAAAATACACCGTCAATTTATCATATAATTATATAAAAGCCTTAATTTGGTCAAATACAAGCGATTAACCCCTTGTATATAGCTGTGTTAAGAAATCGGTATTTCATGTGAAGTTTTTTGTAAAAAATAGGAGAATGCAATTAAAGATTCTCCTACTGAAAAGAAATATAAATATTACAATTAAACAGTAATAATATTAAATACGACGGTGTAATTACTAAAGCAGTCTCTGAAACTTAACTAAATATAAGCGAACCTGTAATATAATCACCCTTTTGGAATTCGCTTGTTGCCCATGCGCCTTTCTCTCCATCTTTTGTATAATATCGAGCAAAAGCATAATGTTGACTTGCAGAGCTATATAATAATGTTGTTCCATAGCCTATCAACTTTGCTCGAACTACACCTGTGGAATCGTATGGAGTATAATTGCTTTCCAATATTTTATTAAAGCTAGTAATACCCATATTTTTAAGAACTGTTGTCACATCATAATAGCCAGAAAAATTATTTAATGTAGAATCTGGTGTTTCAATTCGAGACGCAAAGTGTAATATTCCTGTTTTAGTAGAATTATTATAATAACAATAATTATAGCCATAACCTTCAAGAGTACCATTTATACTTGCAATATTTTTGCAGAAACAGTTTTTTATTTCTATATCTGTATTATTAGATTTCCAATTAGTCCAAAGTGTATTATCAGTATAAGTAGAACGATAATATATATATTCATCATTTCCTGGAAGCAGTATTTGTGCACATCTTTTTGTGTTAACCGCAATCACTATAAGATAACTATTTGTTACTTTAGTATTTGGAGCATTCTCCCATGCTACTGCGTTTAAAAGATAATATATTCCAGATGTAGTTATGGTATTTAAGTCTGTGTTTGGTTCTAAATTTTTTGCTTTGTTTACCAAAGTGGAAAATTCTATATTGTTGTTTAGTTGTTGAACTGGTGTTGATGCTGCGACAGCTTGATCTAGTGTGATTTGCTTTAAATCATCACCTGAATTAACGAATAATTTATCACTACCAGACATAGTGCTTATCTGAGTAGCATCTGTTATTTTTTTATTTGCCATATTTTTTATTTCCTTTCTTTTAAAAAAAATAAAAGAGCTGATTTCTCAGCTCTTTAATTAACCGACTAATATATAACCGTTTCTATCAACAAGAATATTATTACTTGCATCAATAAGCTTTGAACCGATTATGTATTCATCAAATATTAATGTATCAGAATTTCTTAATAGATTATTACCATTCGCAGACATAGTAACTTGTGTAATTGCAGAGGTGTTTTCGTTGACTGAGTTTTTAATTGTGTTAAGACTATTGTTTATCGTAGTGTCTGTTTCTATCATTTTACCTAATTTGGTATCGAGCGTTTGTTTATCTTCATCAAAATAGATAAGAGAAGATTTAATGGTTTTATTACCCTCATTAATACTTGTCACTACAGAATCTATGTTAAGCTTATCACCTGAGATACCATTATAAGTTGTATCTTTCTTCTTAACCATTTTGTCCACAATTAAACCATCTGCAATAGCATTAGCAGTAATACCTGAACCATTCATAATAGCAGTTCCATTACTATCATTAATAATAATAGAATGTCCACCAGATTTGTCTGTGCCTATTTGAACATATACATTGCCGTTTTTGTCTTTAAATTGCATTGTAGAACCGTTCATAAGAACAGAACCACAATCATCAGAACCTATTGTAAAATTACTTGTAAATAAATCATTAAGAGTAGCATGACCAGCAATAAGAGTCTTAACAAACTCGGTATTAACTGTAGAATTAATAGAATTAGATGTATAAGAATTAAGAGAAGTAATAAAAGCAGAATTTGCATACAACTCATTAATTTTTACAATGTCTATCTCTGCAAACTTAGCAGAAAAATTATCTGTACTGATATATTTTGAATTAATTGTATCTACCTTAATCGCAACAGTATCAAGACCTGTAACAATTTGTGTTTTTTCACCCTTATCATCTTCAGTCGTATACTCAACAAGCACATCTTTAAGTGTAAGTTTATTTCCTCCTGCTGAATAAATAATCTTATCACCAGCTAAAGAAAATGAACCTGAGTCAAGATCAATATGAGTCCCTGCCTTATTTGTAGAAGAATAATTAGCTGAATATATGTGTCCTGCAATAATTATTCCAGATATCATACTCTTAGCAATTATTCCATAAGATGAAAACTCTTGTCCGTCTAATGTATATTTTATCTCACCAATCGCTGTAGAAGCTGTAAGCCAGTTATCTTCGGTGAATACAATCATATTATGAATAATCTTAAGTTGTTTAGGTTCATACGCAGACTCTATATCATTTAATGCTCTAGCAGATATACCATTTTTATTAATAATAATATCTTCTGTATCAGCATTTTTTATTGCGGTTATAGCCGTATTAAAACCATTAGTAAGAAGAGAAGCAATAGAATTCTGGGCTTGTTCACCTTTCTTTGCTTGAGTACTTACATAACTATAATTAGTAGCCATCTGTTGAGCTTTACTGATGATACTTTTTGTATCATTTTGACCATTTAAAGTTTGTGTAACATCAGAAAATTCAACATTAATATTTTCTATACCACTATTATTTACTTCATAAGATACAAGTCTTAATCTATATATATTATTATCGACTTTGACTCTTATCCAATTACCTAATTGGAACTTATCAATAATTTCAGAAAATTCTTTCATCTGCAACAAATTATACAAAGTCGAAGATATACTGTGTTGTCTTTCACTTGACTTGAATAATTCTAATTTAGCCGTATTCAACAATTCCTCGGCTTTATTTAACAGTTCTTCATTGGTCAATCCATCGGATATATAATTATCATTAGTATAAGTATCTTCTCTAATATATGATATAAATTCATTATATAATTCCTTACCAAGATACTTTTCAAAATTAAGTTTATCTTGAATTATGTTTCGCTGACTAACATATGAATCATACTTACCATTCCATTCGGTTATTGTTGCATTACGAGTATCAATTTCGTCCTGACATGCCTGAAGCATGTTATAATACTTTAAATAGAACTTCTCATATAAATCTGCACCTTGTTTTGCTTGATCAGCTTCAATAAGTATGTTCATACATCCTTCAATAGCAGAATAAAATGATGTAAGTCTATTCAAACAGTAATAAGTTAATGCATTCTTAAATTGTGATAAGTCTTCAATAGATAATACATTAAATAGATTACCTTCACCATCTTTATCATTACTTACGATGTTTTTCTTAATTTTTTGATCAAGATATTCTTCATATAAGTCGTATACCTTAATTTCCATATAATTAGTGTATACAATATCTTCTTCGTTGCTATAATTGGTAACTTTAAATCGACCATACCAAGTACCATAATGATTATGCTGTTCATCTATACCAACATAGGTAAATGTATTTGTGTTATCTGTATCAACTTCAACCTTGACATATCCTGATTTAACAAACACCCTTGCTAACATCTTCAGTGCCGTGTTCACTGTGGCAACAGAAGTAGAAGTAGTTACTTTTTGTAATCCTAGTGGACTTAATTTAGTAGAGGTAAGTTTTGCTGCTTCGGTAGATGCCGTAACTTCTTCATGCTCAACTGTCGGCATCATAGATGAAGTATAATACAATATTTTATCCATAGCATTATAGATATCAATATTGATTGATTTATAAGTACTTTTATAAAAGTCACATAATTCATCATAATCAGATAATTTTTCTACAAGTTCAGAAGACATATCATCTTTTTGTTCGTCCGTTATTCTATATATAATATCTGAACCATTAGGATTGACATTATGAATAGCAGCCTTGATATCATCGTCTCCACCCACAACTTTAAAACAGTTCTTTACAGAATTAATATCTGTTGTAAATTCAATAGAATTTGTTAAGTTGTCCTTATCAATATAAATAGAAGTATCTTTGCCAAAATATGAAAGATTAGTATTGCCACATTCAGGGCAAGTATCATTAAATTCTCCACGGTATCCGCATTCAGGATTTAAACAATTTGTATATAAATCATATACATTAATTGTTCTTGAAGTAGAATCGAATTGAAATAAACATCCAAATTGCTCAGAGCAATCACCAATTAAGAAATCATATATACTTGTTCCATCAATAGAAAAACTTCTTTGTAGTTCGACAAGAGTATCATCAACATGTCCAATTTTATAATTTGGAGCAAACGACAATATTCTATCTAACAAAGAAGCTTTTTTATCAGTAAGGCTATAAAATTTTGTAATTATATAATCATCTCTAGTAATATCATTCTCTGTATTGATTTCCGTATTATGAATATATTTCTGACTCAATTCTGCTTCGCATAAAGAAGTAGCAGATATTACCTTTGTTATATCATCAGATGTATCATTAATAGTAACAGATATTTGATAATATTGATTTAGTTCTTTAACATAAGCCAATTTTAGATCGGTTATCTTATCCCATAAAGGTTCAATTATATTGTCAAGATTCTTATGTACAGTAAAAGACAATTCATTTGCTGCATTAAGAGAATTCTTGTAAGATATACTATCAGAATCTATATTAACTATTTGTCCAAGTAACTTTAAATTCCTTGAAGCTAAGATTATTGTTAAATCTTTAGAATATGGTGGTATATCAGAAGAACCGTTGTATATTTCGGTCAAAATAGAATCAAAAGAAAAATATGCTGTATATATATTATCTTCATTGTCCGTAATCAAATTTCCTGAAAAATTTGTGAGACTATTCTCATCCATAACAAAGACTTTATATACCACATTACCACATTCATCTGATATAATTGTTATTGTTTGTCCAGATGCGTCCCATTTAACCTCTCGACCTTCATGATATTTTTTCCATACATAATGATAAGTGGAAGTATCATTTATAATATTATCATTATCATCATATAATTGAACTGTTAAAGTAGCAGTCTGTCCAAATAACAATGTATTACCGCAAGATGATAGAATTTTAATTTGCATTAATAAACACCTACCTTTCTTGGCAGTTCGTAACTAATTGTTACTGTACATGGGGCTGAAACCGAGAAATTATTAGTAGCGATTTCATAAGATGTGTATATTTTTGGAAATTTATAATTAAAATCATTAGGAAGAGATGTATGAGAGAGTGAAGAAGTGATGATTTTATTTTCACCATTGATAGATATTGTTTCGTATTCTGAACAATTTTTGATCGAAGTGACGGAATTATCAATCATATTCATTAAAGATAAATCACTAGCTTGTTTTAAAGTTATATTTATATTAGGATAAATTGGTTTAAAATCATCAGAAATACTATTTAAAGAAAATGTTAATTTGTTGTTCGTCAAATCAAAAGATTGAGTTACATATTTATAAGCAAAAGGAGAATTAGCTGTAAATGTCAATTCAGCACCTACAATTCGACCTCCATATATTAATGCTTGTACATTGAAATATCCATAAAAATATAATTCTTCATTTTCATATTCATATTTAGGGGTAAGTTTTAAATATTTTCCTCTATTAAGCCATCGTTCTAATAATCGAAATTCTTCATGAGTAATATATATATTATCAGAAGGACATTTCTTACATATTTGGATTGGCTCAGATGTCGTATATACATCTTCATATTTTGTTGAAAGTAATTTATTTTTTGAAGAAGAATTAAGTCTTATGGTTGTAAATGTAGCATTACTTCCGAATGAAATAGATGATAAATCAGATGAATCGAAACTACATGGCATATAACCAAAGTTCGATAATTTTTGATCAGCATATGTAAAATCAATTAAAGACATTTTTAAAATTCCTCCTTTCTTTTTTATTATTTTTTATTCAAATTTGATAGGTGAGTAAGTGAACTAAGCAACAATTTTGTGCGGAATATTATTTAAGTAAAGCACAGCCTAACATACAATAAGAACCTTTTGTTAACTTCATATCTGTTTTGACTTCGTATCCGCTAGATACGATTTCGGCGATATGTAATTCAAGCCCAGATTCTGCTTTAAGCATAATGATATAATAAGGGTTGGTATATGCGTTTTTATATGGCAAGTTAAAAATTTTAGTATTAGTAAGAATTTCTTCAACAACAGATATCCAACCGCTAAAAACAGCAACTAAAGTTATGGGATTATATCCTACTCTAAATCTTGAAATATTAATATTATCATTTATTTCTGAGAGTGAAAGCGTAATATTTTCAATATTGTTGTTTAATATAATTTATATCTTGGTTTTTCTTCATTAAAAAACCAATATCTTAAATAATCGTCTAATATAATTCCCACTAAAGATAATACACACCAAATTAATGTAAATGGTAAACATATTTGACCTAATATATTAAAAGGCATATGAGAATAATCCCATATGCCCAAATGTAACCAAAGATTCAATATTATACCTGTGATAAATTCATAGAATGTTATTAAACATCCTCCAATTAGACATTGAATCCATATTGGTGTGTCCCAACTCAATATTTCATTAATAAGTCCAATAGATATAAATGATATTCCACCTAAAACACCCATAGTCCAATGAGAATATCCTCTATATATTACCTCAATAAAAATATAAAGACTTGCACCAACTACAAATAAAAATAGATGCTTACTGAGTAATCTTAGACGTTTCTGCATTTAACACCTCTATAATTTTCTGCGAATGTTCCATAATATTATTAAGATTCTTGAGATATTCACCTGTAAGTTCCTGACCATATGCAATATTATTGACACTATCAATATCTTTAAGTGTATTAACATAAGCCTTAAGCTGATTAAGATATGTTGTATTTTGAGTTACATTCATTTCTTCCGTAATATAAATAGCATAAATATCAGCAGGAGAGTATAGGTGACAAAGTTCTCCATCCGCATGATAAGGTACATCCATACCTGTTGTTTTAGCCATCTGTACGAGGTTTGAAATATTATTCTGATCAGAATAATTGTATGCATAATGTTTTCCATTATAATAAACGCCGTTAAGAATTATATTTTGACAAGTTTCTGTTAATTCAGATATTTTAACATTTTTAGCTTGAATTAATTTATCAATTTCTTTCTGCTTTAAAATCATTTCCTTTTCTTCTTTAGATACATTTTCTATTTTATCGGATATGATTTTAAAATTATAACAACCATTGTCATCTACATAAACATTAGTATCATTATAATATTCATATTTCTTACCTGAGCCTGAAATACATAATACTCTGTTGTCATCTTTTTTTTCAGTTATTTCTATTCCTGTGACATAGTTATCCTTATTTGCTATATAATAAATATAGTAAATAATATTTTGATTTGTGTAATCTATATAATTTTCGCCTATATCATATATATATTTATATTCAGAACATTTTTGGGTAGGAACATTATCACCTTCATAGTATATAGAAAAACCAGTTTGATTTTTCAAAGTAGATATATCTCCGTATATTCTAAAAATATATGGATTGATAATTTTATAACTATCTATTTTAATTAAAATTCTATTATTGTTATTGTATTTTATATACATAAGTTCTCCTTTCTATTTTTTACTCCCACCTCTGCTCAGATGTTATCCACGAAGCTACATTTACATTATCTACATAAATCCTCAATACACTTCCATCCCAATCAATAGAAATAGGATTATTCATATATGTAACTGGATTTCCATATTTTTTTCTACTGTTATGCCATATTTTCAAATGGGAATTATCATTAACATATACTGTATTATTAAACCATGTTTCTGTACTAAATGTATTTTCTCTTCCTAATTTTACACAATCATATATATTTATATATCCTTTATAATCAACAACTCCATCTATTGTTTCCCGATCTTTACCTATATAAATATATGGCGAACCATTACTTGTTTTTTTTACACTTATACTATTACAATAGAACTGTGTACAAGCAACTTCCCCATCGGAATCTAGTGAAAATAAATAGTTATTTTTATCTTTTAAAGTTATAAGTCTACACATTACAGCAGTAGTATCAGTAACAAATGCATTTAAATTGTTAATTGAAAATTGAAGATTAGACTCATCAAGTTCTGCATTTTTTGGAATAGCAACAATTCCGTTATTATTAATAATAAATCCAGCAAATTTTCCACTTGTTGCAGTTATTGTACCCGTTTCATCCCATTTTAAATACTTACTATCAAATGTACCATCAGAAAGATTCAAAAATGAACCTGAAGTATTTTCAATATAATTTCTTGATTTGATGGAATCAGTAGATAATTGTGAAGCAGTAATACTATTAGTAGCAATTTTTCCACCGTTAATCGCAGTTTGTTCTTCATTAAGAAAACTTGTAAAAATAGCATTTCCTTTAAGATTAATATTTTTTGAAATTAATGTATATGTAGTATCAGTAAGAACCATATCAGACTCAGAAGAACCTGACTTAACTAACCATGAGATTTTATCAGCATTCTGTTTGACTTCTGTAATCTTAGTATCCAAAGCTCCTGTAGCAGTATTAATATCGTTTTGCCATACTTTGCTTGATATACTATTAGATAATTGCGTTACAATTGTTCCCATTTCAATCAAATCATATTTAACATCAAGTGGGGAAGGAGTCCATGCAGAAGATATAGTTCCTGCTTCCATTTTCCAATTATATAAATAAAATTCACCAGGGTAAAAATATAATTCCAAAATATTACTTGTTGGAATTATAATCATTTTAATTTCTTGCCAAGAAGTAGTAACATTTGCAGTCATATCTTGACATCTGATTGTTCCTGATCTATTTGACTTAATATATCCATGTATATTATATTGTTTACCTATTTCAGCAGTAGTGGTGAGTTGTAAGTATGTATCATATAAAGCATTAGAGAAATAGCCACAATCAACGGTACTACCTTTTGCACCCGTTACTTGAACTTTTTGTATCTTCATTGTTCACCATCCTTTCTGAATATTATTTTTAACCAATAATTTTAATCATTTTTGTGTATTCTTTGAGAATATCATCATATTCTCTTTCACATTTCTTTATATATAAAGGCTTTATTTTATCAAATTCAGCCAAATTTTCATCCATTTTCTTATTTTTAGCCAATAGCTCATTACAAAGCTTTTCTTCTGTCTCTTTTGCAATTTTATATGATTTTATTAAATTTTGAAGCTCGGAAACCACATGGTTACTGGGTTCAGAACCACATGAAAGAGTGATTTCAAGTTGTGTTCTTTTTTTTCTTTCTTCTTCTAGTTCCTTCTCAAGTAAGGCACAGTGATTTTTATAATATTCAAGTTCTTTACTTGTAGAGTTTTTATTTTTAATCAATTTATTTGACATTATATTCCTCCAATTAAAATAGACGCACTGGCTATGACACCAATGCGTCCATAATATTATTTCATGTATCTACGAGTGGATAATGAATTTCGACCTAAGAGCTGATTAGAATTAATCTCTCCAAGGATTTTCTGTATCTTTGAATTTCCTGCCAGTTCGTTAGTAAGCTGTCGTGTAAAGTCTTCTGGATTGTCTGTGACAACCTTATCAACATTAACATTAATACCACCAATATCAACTGATTTGTTTGTTGAAACTGGGGTAATATCAGGTAACTTAGCACCAAGGTTATCCATATACATGTTTGGTGTAGTGATACCCTTAGAAAGATTCCAAAGTTTTTCAACTTGGTCTTTGTTGAATACCATGTCGCCAGCGTCCAACTTACGAAGAGTACCATATTTCTTAGAGAAGATAACTTCTGAACCAAGACCTTCTTCATCAGTACGATGTAAACCTGCTGTTGCTGATTTAGTACCGTTTTTGTAACCATGATTTTTGAGGTAGTCTAACATCCAAACATTCTGATCGTAACTTCCTGTATATTGTCCATCACCACCCATTTGCTCATAATATTGACTACGTGCGCCAAATGATGAATCAAAATCATTATATTTTAATCTCAATTATACCCTCGGTATTCCCGATATTTATTAAGGGTTTAGACTATACAATAATTTATATATTAAGCAATTTTCCATTTATAATTCTCGCATATTTCATTAGTAATACACGCCTTTTTAATTTCTTTATACATGTTATTAGTTTTAAATTCTTTTCTTAATTCATCTAATCTATAAATTTTTATAATACTATTAGTATCTTTTTCTATTTTTGCAAAACGTAGACCTCTTGATTTATCAACTATTGAGTATAAGTCGTTTAATGAAAATTCTGTTTCTTCATATCGCCATATGCAATTCTTATAAGAAACTCTATTGCCTTTTAATGCTTCAAATATATAATCCTCATTAAAGTTATTTTTTCGAGCAGCATCAGCGATACTAATATAGGTATTTAATAGAAAACCATTATAATTATATTGATATACTTTTTTATAAAATTTAGGTATTGTTTTAGATTCTACAATAGACATGTCTAAATCTTTTCCATATTCTACCCGTGTATCATGTTCCATAGACCAATAATAATTTTCATACTTTCCTATATTTTTGGCTTTATTTGATAACCTTGATATTGATTTTTTTGTTTTACCAATAGAGATACAAGCTTCTGTTATTGTATTAAATCTTCTTATAAATTTACCATTTAGATCATACTGGTAACAACCTTTATAATTATAAGTAAGCCTAGAAGTTAATTCTGTTTCAGACAATTTTTCACAAGGAGTTTCATTTATGTTAAAAGGAATCCAAATATACCCATAGCATGTTTTGTTATTTACATTAAGAAGTTTTTTGCTTTTTTCTCCAAACATTTTAATAATAGCATCTCTTTCTTTATAAAAAATATTAATTAGATTACCATTAAAATCATATTGTGCAATAGGAGTTAAATTAGCTTCTACATAATTTATATTAAAAAGAAATTCTTTTGCTATTTTTTGACCAATATATTTATATGAAAAATAATAAATACCAGAATATTTTGCTTTTCCTGTTGCCACTGCGCTTATTGCACTTGTTGATACATTTAGATTTCTTGAAGCTAATGGAATATTAATATATGAATTAATATAATCACCCGTTACTCTATTGTAAACATACACTTCATTACTACAACCAAGTTCTCCACCTTTAGCAATGTTATATCCATATTTAGGATTTTGAGAATTATAATATTTAATCAGTTTTATCTCTAAATTAGATGCTTTTTCTTTAGTTATATCTGTAATTATTATATAATGATAGAAATTATCCCAACCATATTTCTGAATAGCATTATAGAAATAAGTTTGTCTTTCATAACCTTTCCCATTTCGCCATCTATTATTAACAGTCTGAGATGTTATTCCTATATATCTTTTTCCATTTATTTTATTTTTATGAATATATACTGTGTAACTTTTGTCATTTAATCTATGCGCCATAATTCCTCCTTTCTTTTATTCTCCATTTTTTTACAAATGGGCAATAAAAAAGAACAGTAGGAAAGTACTGTTCTAAAAAATTATTATTTGCTTAATATATAAATCCACATATTATAGTCGTTGAGCGTCCTCCTCTGTGTTACCACAGCGTAATGTCGCCATTACAATATCTTTCGACTTAGGAGTTTCGTTGCGTCTGAGTGACTTGCACACTCGGTTGTCCCTAGCCTATTTACTTTTTATGGTTTCTATCTTATTTGACATTCAAATAAGACTGTTGTGTTATAAACACATACCGCATTCACGTTTACCGTTTCCAGTTCCGTTGTAGCGAAATAGGGTTATGGGGAGTTTCCCGCAATTTAATGTGTTTAATGTGGACTAGATTGTGTAATCCACGATTGAAGTTTCTATGTTCAATTGGTCTTTCGGGAAATAATCTCTACTATATATCCAATCAACACCATCTCCACCACTAGAAGAATCACTATCTCCACCGCCAATATCATCCCAATCATAATCAGGTTCACTATAATCACCTGATGAAGATGAGTTAGATTCAGCAGCTTCCTGTTGTCTTCTCTGTTCTTCTAATTCAGCTTGTCTTTGTGCAGCTTCTTCATTAGCAAGGCGAAGCATTTCTTGAACTTTATCTTCAATACCACTAACAACATTATTAAGTGTTGTCATTGTATTATCAAATTTTGTTCCAAAGTCATTAAATACAGAAGTAATATTATTGTTAATATTATTTGTATTTGTTTCCCAGATACTCTTCATGCCATCACTAAGATTTACCCCAAATTCATTAGCGGTATTAGTGATAGTATCTTTAATTTCTCCGCTATGAGTATTACTATCATCAATAATCTGTTGAATAAGACCATCAAGGTTGTCTAAACGAGTATTTATCCATTCTTCAGCTTGTGTCGCTAAGTCGTCCAACATCTTAGTCTGATCTTCAATGTACTGTTCGTACTCTGTTTCTTCTAACTGATCTTGTGCATCTTTAAGTTCTGAACTTATGGTTTGTCTCTGAGACTGACCACTTTCAGAATTATCACCTTGTAAAGCTAATAATCGTTTCTGTAATTGAGCAACAGTATTAGCCTGTTCAGCAACTGTTCGTTGATAATCATGCAGTGACTTCTCGGCATTTAGGCTCTCTTTTTGTTTGTCAATAACTTTTTGTAAAGCGTTCAATAAATCATTATATCCATCGTTGACCAGATCCTTAATAGCATCTTTTTCAGAAATACTTGATTTGATAGCTTCTTGCTGTTTATCAATAAGTTCCTGTTTCCTATCCAATAATTCTTTATCATAAGGATTATTGACAAGTTCCTCATCAATTTTAAGAATTTCATCTTTATATTTTTGAGCCTGATTTAGATATAATTGATACTTCTGAACAAGTAACGCCTGTGCAGCTTTACCTTCAGCAGTAGTATTACCATTATCATCAGTAATACCTTTATCTTTTAATAATTCAACAAGAAATTCAGTTTCACTAATAAGATTCTCTACATCATCTCTTGTTCTATCAAATGCATCCCACTTAATCTGTCTGATAGCGTTATCATACTCAATAAGAGCCTTCTCAGCATCAAGAATAGAAGATGTAACAGAGTCAATAGAACTCTGCATATCATACCAATCTTCGCTGTATTTCTCTATTTTACCAGAACCAACAGCGGAATTTAAGGCATTCATTAAAGCATTTCTTTCCTGTTTAAGTCTGTCAAGATTATCCTGTTCGACCTTTTTCATACTTTCATTAATAGAAGTAGAAGAGAACCAACCCTTAGTGGTGATAATATCCATTTCCTTCTGAAGTTGGTCTGAATAATCTTTGAAATATGAAATCTTCTTTTCGAATTCAGAAGCTACATTATCAAACCTACTCTTAGCAAGCCCTTTTAATTCAATATTAAGTTCCTGAACAGCAGTTTTAGCGTCCTGTGCTTTATCATAGAAATCCTGACAATCAGATATAGCATTCTTCAAGTCATCATCATAAATAACATCAATGCTTATAGAACCATCTGTAATCTGATTCTTATAATAGTCATCAAGACCATAAGAATTAAATGCGTTCATATAGTATTCGTAGGCATCTGACTGTGCATTTATCTCATCTGCAAGTGTACTCATAGAATCTGATAATGCGTTATTACGATTGAGCCATGTAGTTGTTGTATCTGATACAACATTCTTTAGACGTGAATATGCTGTAGAAATCTTATTGATTAATCGTTCAATCCAGTTGAGTTTTTCGGCTGTCTCTTTTGTATCTTTTGATGAAGAATCATAACCAGATAAACCTTTCCATGATGTATCTATGCCACCCCAAGTTGTATCTATAGCAATATTTTGTAAAGCATTATAGTCATCTACAGTCTTTTGTAAAGTAGATAGAAAATCTGAAAAATATTCTTCTTCATTTCCTCCATTTTGTGCAATAGCAAGACCTAAATCCATATCATCATCCATAGAAGTAGCCTTACTTGCTATTTTCATTAAGCCAGTAGCATTATCTATTTCAGTTTGATAGAATTTTCCCCATGATGAAGCTAATAAACTTATTACCTTGTCATTTATGACTTTCTTTGCATGGGCTAAATTTTTACTCTTTTCTAAATCTTCACCATAAGCATCAAATAAACCTTGGAAAAATTCATTGTTTGCTGAAACTAAGTTATCATAATATGTACCATCATATTGTGACTTCTTTATTTGATTACTAATATATGCATCAGCATCATCATTATAAGCTTGTTCTAATAATGCGAATAATTCTTCTGAACTCAATAATCCGTTTCTGAACTGTTTAACCGACTCATTCAACTCAGGAAATGCTTTAGCAATTGAATCCAAAGTAGAAGATGATAATCTGCTTGTATTTTGTAACTCGTCCTGTATAGATTTAAGAAGATTAGCATGTGACTCTAGTTCTGATAAACTATCTCCAATTGAACCATCTGCTGTAAGTTTAAAACTTGTATTATCAAATATCTGAGATATCTTATTAGCATCAGATTCAAATTTAGAAATTATTTTATCATATGAATCTTGTGAGAGTGAACCTTCTTCCACCTTCTTCTGAAGATTACTTTGTACTTCTGATAACTTTGCCTTTGCCAATTCTTGATATGAATTTGCAGCATCATAATTAGTCGAAGCTAAATATTTTGTTGCATCTGCTTCAGTTGTGATACTTTCAACGGTAGAAGCTAAATTAGCAAGTGCCTGTTGTTTCATATCCTCAATACGAGCTTGAGTAAGTTTGTTTAAAGCTTCTTGGTCAAGAGTAAATGCACCAGACTCCATATCAATGTAATCAAGCCAATTATCACCTAATGCGATAACGGATTGCATTGTATCAATTGAAATATTTCCATTACTGTTATATTCAGAAACAGCGGAAGAGAGTGTAGAATAAGCAGATTGAATTTCGTCCAATTGAGAATTTAGCTTACTTAATGTTGACAGAGCATTATCACTTCCCATATCGAATAATTTAGTTTCTTTGAAAGTGTTTGTCTGTTTAGCATAATTCTCTCGTGCTTTAGCAGCACTATTAGCAGAAGATGCAATTTCTTTCCATTTATTAATTTCTTCTTGAGTATTAACTGAATGTTCTTTAAACCAAGAATCCCAATCAAAATCAAATTCTTTCTTTTTTGCTTCTTCTATAATGTTGTTATATTGTTGAGATATGTCATCAGCTACATCATAACCAAGACCTTTTTTCAAAGATTCTGCATCTGTTCCAATATAATCAGCAATTTTCTTAATGTAGCCATCAATTGCCTGCTTATCTTTTGATACATCACCCATGTTATTAGGATCAATTGTCAATAAAGACTTATAAGCATTAGAAATACCCTCTTTATTATTCTCGATACCATCAATAATTTTTTGTACAAATTTACTATTTATATCAGAATCTTTATTAAAAGTGTCAGCGATTTCTTCAGTTAATGCCTTATCAATTAAGGAACTTATCTGATTTATTTGTTCGTCATTCAAATTATCATAATCTGAATTATATATAAAATACGCATTCGCCTTAGTTTTAATTCCTTTCATTGCTTCATCAACTTCAGCCTGATAAGTTGACAAATCAGCTTTCATATTCTGAATGATAGTAGTAACCTCTTGGTCAGTACTATCAGTATCTAATCCATATGTCTTTAATAAACTTCTAAATACATTATCTGAACCTATAGAACCCGATTTATTTTTTAACTCATTAATAGATAAATTTGTAGCTCTTTCGAGATAAGATATCTTTTGAGTTGTAGATAATCCATTTACCGTAGATTTATCAGAATTAAATGTAAATGCAGACTTAAATGCACTTTTTATGCCAGTTTTTGATTCATTTTTATAATTCTTGACTACATTGGTATTTTCCTTATCACTGCCACTTATAACACTTGCAGCGGCTGCTTTCTGTTCATCCTTATATGCTTTTGTTAAAGCTTCAACATTGCCCTTTAAGGTTAATATTGCATTACCCTCAGAAGTATGTCCTGCTATCAAAGAAGGGTAAATGTCGGCAATCTGGTTACAAATGTCTTGATATTTTTTATATTCATCAGTCGTAAGTGAAACATTATTGCCTAATTCATCAACACCTTTTGATAAGGTTTTATAATCATCTTTTATGTCATTGATAGTCTTTTTGTGTGATTCAAGAGTCTTTAAACTATCATTATATGATGTAACTATATCATCTACAGCTTTTTTCATATTCTCGGCACTATTTATTATATTGGAAATACCTTTTATAATGAATGAAGCAATAGCTGAAGCTATAGCACCTATAACCATATTTAAAGCAGTAGTAGCAATTGACAATGCAGTTGTCTTTAACTTTGCGATACCAAGACTTTTAATATATCCACCAAGTCCAGCATTTGCACCATTAAGACTTGTAAGATAATTACCAAGTTTCATATTATGAGAAGCAACAACTTCAGCAAAAGCATTACTCTCTTTTACAGAATTCTTTAAGAGACTGTTATATTCTTTAATATTCGCATTAATACCTTGAAAACTGAAAGACTGTTTTGCAATGTTCTCATAATTCTGTTTAGTAATAAGTTCATTGATAGAACCTCTATCAAGTGTTTTATTTTTCTTAATATATTCTTCAAGACCATTTACTTTTGAATACTTACCATCTTCAAAGGTTTCAGTTAATACCTTCTGAAGTTGAATTGTATCACCTTTAGCATTGGCGATGGTATTTTCTAATTCTTTGAAATTTTTAAAATCTAATGTAGATAATTTTTCGACTTCTTTAAAATTTTTTGTTCCACCTAATTTATCAGTAATACCCCAATTATCAGCTAAAATTTTTCCTATCGTTAATTATATGCTGAAAATATTGCAGTATATATATAAAAATGATATTATATTTTATATATTAAGTGAGAGAGGTAAATATATATGAAATATTGTTTATCATGCTGTTTTATTAGAGCAGAAGATTGTTGTTGGTTCTATGAAGACTATTGTTGCAATTGTGGTAGCACTCATATTGTTGATGATGGTCTAACAAGAGAACAATATGAACAAATGACCGAAGATGAAAAAGATGAATATGAAGTTAAAATTCAATTAGAAGTTGAAAACTCACCATATTTTAACGAAAAATCATATAAAGAATTAGCCCTTGGTAATCCTGATTTCTGGTTCGGTTTTCGTTATGACAAATATACAAGACTGACTGGTAACAAAAAAGCTGGTCAAAAACTAACCCCCGAAGAAGAAGCTGAAGAAAAGCGTAAATTCGAGGAATCTATGCGTGGAGCAGAAGCGGATTACTATTTCAATCTTGGTAAGCAAAAGCGTGAAGAACAGGAAAATGCTAATAAACCTAAGTGCCCAACTTGCGGTTCTACAAACATCAAAAAGATGGGTGGAATAGAACGTGGAGCTTCAATAGTTGCATTTGGTATCTTTAGTAAGAAAATTAATAAGACATTCAAGTGCTGTAATTGCGGATATACCTGGTGATAAGGATGTGTAATTTTATACCAACAAATAATACAGACAACACAAGTCAAAAGAACACAAATAATAATAACAGTAACAACCAACAGAAACCACTATTACCTCAAGCTAATCTTACTTCAAGAGTGAGTGAAATATTTGAGTATAAATACAGAAAAACACAATAATTAGTTATTATCCTTACGACAAAATATACAAAGTAATTCTGGAACAGAGGTTGTCAAATTGTGGTATGGTAACGGTGGTCGGTTATCAATATTAACTTTGTCATTATTGTTGTTGGTAGCTGTTTTAATTGGAGGTTTTGATTTTGATTTCATATAAGACAATCCTTTCTTTTGAGAGTGATTTTTAAAACAAATCGTAATATAAAATGGTAAAATATTCCTTATTTACCTTACAATAATTTTAAGTAGAGGGGTGGTGAGTTTATGAACGATGATATGTCTCCAACAGAACTATGTTGGCAAACAGGTGATTATACTGATGAATGTTATTGTGAATTCTGTGAACACAGTGACGAATGTAGCAGATCTGAAGATAAAGACTGATGGGATAATAGAAAAGAAGAGTAATATAAAAGAGCAGGAGATTAATCCTGCTCTTTTTATTATTTCTTTTTATAAAAAATATCTTGAACTAAATTATAAATATATTCTTCTTCAATAGATAAAAATAATGAGAAAGATCCAATAATATCGTTTATAATACTATTCGCAAAAAATATTACATAAGAAATGCCTAAAATAAATATAACAATTTCTATCCATTTTATAACTTTTTTGAAATAATTATTCTTTTTTATTTTTGTTTGCCTTCCTAAAACAGTATTATTTTTAAGCCTAATATAAAACTTGTTTTGAGCATTTTCAAGAATTAAATATATCACAAACCATAACGATACAATGTTAATACTTGCAATTATACTAACTATATTTTTACTAGAATTCAATATTGTGCGAATAAAAGCCGCAAAAATAAAAACTCCTAACAATAAAATAAAATGACCATTATTATTTGTCTTCATCAACAACCTCTTTCATTTTCGAATAAAACTCAATAGAAGTTAATAGAAATGCATCTATATAGTCATTAATTAATTGAGGTGTTAATTCTTCATAAATATTATTAAATAAAGCTCTATAAATATAACTTATCACAGAATTATTATCTTTATTCATATAAATTTTACCAATAGCAACTTTGCTATTAACTTCATTAATTGATGATAGAGTGTATACCAAGCTATCTTTATCTAACAATTTATACAATAACGGACAATATATACTTAAGCTTTCATTGTCAGAACAATAAATCATTAATTGTAGTTGTATATTTTCCTCTTTGTTTTTGTATTTAATTTTTGGACTAATTAAAAAATTAACATCTTTATCATTTTCTAACTCAATATGTTTAAAATCTGATATTCTTGATGAATTCGGATATGTAAAAGAGGATTTTCTTATTGTAGATAGTGTTTATCTTACATATAAATTTTTTCATAGTATTGGCATGGAAGTTCCGACATTTGATGAACTAAGACATATGATTGATGGTGATAAAAAAACATGGGATATTTATGCAAATGGTATTACATGTTGTGTTAATCAGTGTGAGAAAGAAGCGACCACTAATCGAGTGAAGAAGTATAAACCGCAAAATCTAGCAGAGTTAAGTAGTTTCATTGCAGCAATTCGACCAGGTTTTGCGTCATTACTTAGCACATTCTTGAATCGTGAGCCATATACTACAGGCGAGAAAAAAATTGATGATTTATTATCTGATACTGCACATTTCATGATTTATCAGGAATCTATTATGAAAGTATTGTCATTCTTGGAATTGAAAATGGCTGAAACATATGGAGTTATTAAAAATATTTCAAAAAAGAAATATAAATTACATCCTGAAATGTTAAAAGAATTACAGGAACGATTAATAGAAGGTTGGAAAGCAGAAATCGGCAAGACAGATAATTTTAATAATGTTTGGAATGTAATAGAGTCTTCTGGATCATACGCATTTAATTCTCCACATGCCTATTCAATGGGTGGAGATTCTGCCTATCAAGCATGGTTTAAAGCACATCATACTAAAACATTTTATGAAGTAGCAATCAATCATTATCAGGAAAAGAATAAAAAGGATAAGATAGATGCTCTTGTTAAAGAAGCAATTAAATTTTGGGGATATAAATTAGGTGATTATGAATTTGGTGCAGATAACAGAAAAGTGACGATTAATGAAGAGAATAAATTAATATATCCAAATTTGTCAAGTGTAAAAGGCTTTGGTGAGGGGGTTGTTGATGCTCTTTATGAATTAGGGCAATCGGAGTATAAAACATTTACCGATGTATTAACTGCACTATTTTCAAATTCAATTAATAAGACCATTGTTAATAAACTTATTAGAATCAATTATTTTAAGAAATATGGTGATGTAAATACTTTACTTGAGATTACAAGATTATATGATTTGTTGAATGGTGCGAAACAGATTTCTAAAGATAAAGCTGAAAAGAATAATATTCCATTTGATATACTTGAGAAACATGGAAATGAGACATCCAAACAATTTAATAAACTTGACTCAGAACAAATTATTAAGGAATTGATTTCTAATATTCCTTATAGAGAATTAACTTTAAAGGAAAGGCTTGATAATCAGAGAGAAGTTCTTGGTATTGTCAGTGACTCGGATTCAAAAGTAAGTAAACGTCTATATTATGTTTCTGAACTTGATATTAAAAAATCTATTGTAAATGTTCATCTTTTTGAAATCTATAGTGGTAAAACACGAGAAGTAAAAATGTGGACAAGTCAGTATAATCGAAATCCATTTGATCTAGGAGCAATTCTATATATTATTTCTCTTGAAAAGAAGAATAAAAAAGAGCCAACTGGTGAAATAAATCCAGTTACAGGTAAGAAAATTTATAAAGAAGTACCTGATAAATTTGAATTTTGGTTAAGCAAATTTGTAATAAAAAATGATATTGAGGAGGACGAAGACGATTTTTAACAAATATAAGTATACAGATAATGAAATGGAAGAGTTAATATCTTCCATTACAATCCTTATTGACACAAGGGAGAAAGTCAATTCCCACATTACAGATTACTTTGATCGAAAAGGAATTTCATATAAAAAGAAAGCACTCGGTTATGGAGATTATTCGTTCATGATTCCTGCAAATGAGAAGTTATCCATACCTCGTGATTTGTATTTTAATACAACATGTGTCATTGAGAGAAAAGCTAGTCTTGAAGAGATAAGTAATAATCTGACAAAAGAGCGTGAAAGATTTGAAAAAGAATTATGTCTTGCACCAAAAACTAAAGTTCTGTTGATTGAAAACGCTTCTTATGAAGATATTGCAACAGGAAATTATGATACAAAGTATAATCGGAAATCATTCATTGCATCAATACACAGCTTTTGGTTCAAATATAATATTCCAGTTATGTTCATGCCAAACAATCAATACTCAGGATTATTTATTAGGGAGTATTTTGAATATTTCTTAAAGAATTATCTTAGATAGAGAGAATAATACAATAGAGGATTTCTGGAATGCCCATAAATAGGGCGTTTCAGAGACTCAAAAAACCAAGGAAAGACGGATTTCGTAAGGAGGTTACAACAATGGCATATTGTCAGAGATGTGGTGAATATTGCCAAGACCATTATACATATTGTAAGAGATGTTATTTTGAACTTGGGCAACCATTTGGGAAAGCAATAGAAAGACCTCACAAATGTAGAAAATGTGGATGTACTATATATGGAAGATATAACTATTGTTTATCATGTGCTCAGAAAAAGGGTTTTATTAATAAATCAAATTATTAAAATAATAAAGCATTTGTTAAGGAGGTAAAATACATGAAATATAAAATTAGCGATGTATACATAAATGTAAATGGCGAAGATATTGCGATTGGTGTTGTCCTTGGAGAAGAGGATAAGCCACAGTCTCCATTTAGAACAGAATATGTTACAAATTCAGAGTATGAAAAGGGGTTAAAAGAATTTCGATACGGTAAACAACAAATTGGAGATCTTGTTTATCATTGTATAACACAGTTTAAAAACTTTACTGCTACATGCCCAATAAAACAGAAGTGGGTTGATGAATTAGAAAAAATGGGATACGACATATCAAAATTAAAATATGAAATTGCAGAGTAATCGACAGTTTCTTGTGAAAATTAAGGAGGTAAAAATGAACAGAATAACTATTAATGGTAAAACAATCACATGTTCAGGAACTAATGTTGTCATCAACAATGGAAAGGTTATTGTAGATGGCAATATAGTTCAGGAATGCAATAGTGGTGATATTAAAGTCACCATCGAAGGAAATGTAAACAAAATTGATTGTGGTGGTTCAGTAGAAGTTCACGGCAATTCAGGAAGTATTGATTGCGGTGGCAGTTGTAAAGTCGGTGGAGATGTCAAAGGAGATATAGACGCAGGTGGTTCTGTAACTTGTGGTAACGTATCAGGTGACATAGATGCTGGTGGAAGTGTGAGATGTAGAAGATAAGGAGAATAATTTATGTATAACAAATTAACAGACAAACAGTATAACATTGCCATTGGTATTATTTTACTTTGGGGATTTTTAGTGAATACAATAATGTGTGTATTTTTTCAGGACACATTTTGCAACTTAAATCCAACAATGGTATTAATTGGCTACTTTGTAGTTGCATTAGCAGGTATTGGTATGAGTGAGTTTTCAGACAACCCAATTGTGAGTTTTATAGGATATAACTTAGTTATATTGCCAGTTGGTGTAGTTTTAAGTATTTGCTTAAAAGATTATTATATGTCTTCTATTGTACAAGCTTTTATTTTGACTACTCTGATTACCATTGTGCTTATTATTGTATCAAGTATTAAACCAGAAATATTTCTATCAATGGGAAAAACACTATTTATTTGTTTATCAGCAGTTATAGTAATTGAATTTATTATGATTTTATTTGGTAATGTACCTAAATGGTGGGATTGGGTTGTCGCATTGCTATTCTGTGGATATATTGGATATGATTGGGCAGAAGCACAAAATAATGCAAAAACTTTAGATAATGCTATAGATAGTGCAGTTGCTTTATATCTTGATATCATCAATTTGTTTTTAAGACTGTTGGGAAGCAGTAAAGATGATAATTAAAAGTAGCAAGAATCCATTATTCATTGCTACGATTTCTATACAATTTTTGATGCATTTCTTAGAGCAATTCGCTCATTGTTTCACAAGTAAAAAGAGAATAAATAATCAGGAGGTATATTACTTGCAGATAAGAATAATATCATTCAGTGATAATTATGAAGGGTATAAACTTAAAGGATATGCTGACATAGATAATATAAGTGAATTAATAAAAACACTTAATTATATGAAAGAAAATGACATACCAATAACAATCAATACGGAAGATATTGTTGATACAGATGGAGAAGATTACTACATAAATAGTTTTAATGTCGTATTCCCTAAAGTTGGTGGTGAAATTATTCCTCATATAGTTATCTATGTGGAAGAGGTGTAAAAATGAATAAGAAATTATTACTGATAATTATTATCATCTTGCTTATTTTAGGCATATTTATCAGCTTATGTATGAGTAAAATGATTTTCAATTTGATAATGAATTCCAGTATACCCAATTGGTTAAAGTGGATAATACTAAGAAGTTATTAAGGAAGTAGGTGAATACATGGAATGGAATGTATATTTTCATGACTTCAACAGAAATGAAATTATTACATACAACATATTTAGACATTATAGGTTTAATGAAGAGATTCAGAAATTAATTCATAGTAAAATTGATAAGATAGAATTCAAGGAAAAGCTAAGAAAAGAACTCATGTATTGGTTTTGGTCAAAATGTGAATATGAAATAGTTATATCACCTTGGGTTGGTAGAAATAAAGAAGAAGCTGAAGTTAAGATTGATATACATGATCAGGTAATGTTGAATTTTAATAGATTCTTTGATTACTGTTGGTCATTTAAGGAGAAATAATAATGAAATTTTTGATAGACGAAATGCCTTATTTTTCAAACGAATGTCCATTCTATGATGCAAGTATAGGTGGTATATGTAAATGTGATGGGTGTATATGTAATTATATGTCTTTACCAAGTCAAGAAAAAGGTGAACAAACAGAATGTAAATGGTTGATCCAAAAGGAGGAAGAAAAAGAATGAAATTTTCAAACACATCAGTAATGAACTTCGAGAATGCCTTTAGAGGACTTAGAAATCCAATGAATTCTTGGTCTAAAAGCGATAGTCATTATAGCTGTAGTGAAGAATTTTTCTGTAAAGGATGTACAGTAGATTCTCGCTGCGGTGAGTATAAAAGAAGTGATGATTATATTATTGGTAAAAATGATATGAAGCTCGCACAAACACTTATTAAAGCAGGAAATGAGCATAGAAAGTTTATGAGACAGATATTTATTTCAGTTGATATAACAGCTCCTATCTACTGGTGGAAGGAATTTGATACATATAAGGTAGGAACTACAGTTAATTCTACTTCCACAATGCATAAACTCGCCACAACACCAATTACATTAGAGTGTTTTGAGATTGATGATTATGATGATACATTAGTTACAACACTTCCTGATGGAGACGAAGAAGATCCTGGTAATTGGACAATGTATTCATCTGAAGAACCTAAATCAATCATTGATTGGATTGAATCTCTTAGACTCGCATATCTCGAAACAAAGGACAAGAGATACTGGAAGGAACTTATAAGATGGCTTCCTGAAAGTTGGTTACAGACAAGAACAGTTACTATGAATTATGAGAATGTCCGTAATATGTACTTCCAGCGTAAAAATCATAAACTTACAGAATGGTCGGAGTCATTCATTAAGTGGGTAGAATCGCTTCCATATGCAAAAGAATTAATTATGTATGAGGGTTAAAATTATGACATCTTTTTATATTATTTCAGGCGAAGAGTATGAAGAATACAAAGAGTTAAAAAAGAAAAATAAACCAATGAGAAAATTGCTTGGATACGATAAATGTTATTGTCCTATGTGTAATTATGTGGTTGATAATGCCGTTCCAAGACAGAATTATTGTGATAAATGTGGACAAAGATTATATAAGAGATGGTATAAGAAAAAAAAGGAGGAGACAAGTGAATAAATTAGATATTGCAGCTAGAGTCAGAGAACTTAACAGAGCATCAGAAGCTTATTACAATACTGGGCAACCTATTATGAGCGATTATGAATTTGATAAAAAAATAGAAGAACTTAAACAATGGGAAGAAGAAATTGGCATTGTATTATCTAATAGTCCAACACACAATGTTGGAGCAACGGTATTAGATAATATAAAGGAAGTAACTCATAAAACACCGATGTTATCACTGGAAAAGTGTCATAGTGTAGAAGAAATTATTAAGTTTGCAAATAATCATAATCTTGTGGCTTCTATAAAACTGGACGGATTAACAGTGCGTCTTACTTATAAAGATGGTGATTTGGTTTTAGCAGAATCCAGAGGGAATGGTATAGTCGGATCTGATGTGACCGAACATGTTAAGCAATTCACTAATGTTCCGTTACATATTAATAAGGAAGGAACTTATGTGATAGATGGTGAAGCATTAATTAAGTCAGATGATTTTGCCGAAGTCAACAAGAACGGAGAATATAAGAATAGCCGTAACTTAGCAGCAGGGACATTATCAAGCCTTGATACATCGGTTGTCAAAGAGAGAAGACTGTCTTGGTATGCTTGGGAAGTGGTTGAAGGTGCAAAGGAAAATGATTCATTTACATTTTCACTTATGGAAGCAGAAGAATTAGGGTTAGATGTTGTTCCTAATGCTAATCTAGGATATTCGGAAATGGATATAGAAGAAGTTATTGAGTATTGTTTTGATAAAGCAAAAGAATATAATCTTCCTCAAGATGGCGTGGTATTTAAGTTTGATGATGTTGAATATGGAAAGTCTCTTGGAAATACAAGTCATCATTTCAGGAATGGTATTGCCTATAAAGTGTTTAATGATTCAGTAGAAACAATATTAAGAGATATTGAATGGAGTTGTGGTAAGACTGGAATTTTAACGCCTGTAGCAATTTTCGATACGGTAGACATTGATGGTAGTGAAGTAAGTCGTGCATCATTACATAATATTAGTATAATGGAAGAAATTATGGATAGTCCTTGGATTGGACAAAAAATAGGTGTTTATAAGGCAAATTTAATTATACCAGCAATAAGATGGGCAGAACAAGTAGACTATGATAATCAGAATAGTTCTAATAAACAATTTCTTGATATACCATCTGTTTGTCCGATATGTGGTCAACCTACAAAGATTATAAAAGAGAACGATTCAGAAGTTCTTTACTGTACTAACGAAGATTGTAAAGGACGATTACTTGGTCAACTTACTCACGCCGTATCAAAATCAGCTCTTAATATTTCGGGGCTTTCAGAATCTACTCTCGATAGATTAATCAAGTTTGGTTGGGTAACTTCTATTAAAGATATTTATCATTTATCGTCTTATAAAAATCACATGCAGATACTTGATGGTTTTGGTAAAAGGTCTATTGAAAAACTTCTTAACTCTATTGAAGAGTCTCGTAATACAAATTTTCAGCGTTTTCTTTATGCCTTATCAATTCCATTACTCGGAAAATCAGCAAGTAAAATGATAGCAGAAGCAGTTGATCGTGATTTCGATACTTTTATTGATGAAATGACGATGAAAGGTGCAGAATACTTTAAATATTTACCTGGTATTGGAGATGCATTAATAAATTCACTAAATACTTATTGGAAAAGTCACTACTCAGAAATAATTCAGTTAGCAAATGAATTTACTTTTGAAAAACCTAACTTAATCTTAAATGAAATCCCAAAAACATTACAAGGTAAAACATTTGTAGTAACTGGTTCTGTCAATCATTATAAAAATCGTGACGAATTGAAAGCCGATATAGTTACTCATGGTGGCACAGTTGTAGGTTCTGTAAGTTCTAAAACATCTTATCTTATTAATAATGATATAAATTCCACATCGTCTAAAAATCAGAAAGCAAAATCGCTTAATATCCCAATTATTTCAGAAGAAGATTTTTTAAAAATGATTCAGTAATCAGAGAATATTCTATTGAGAATCAATCTCACAATAAAAGAAAGCAGGTGATAAAGATAAGTAAGGTAAGAAGATTAGTAGCAGGATCGCTATTAACTGCTTCAGCTTTAACTTGTATAGTCCCCTTATGGGGACAAAATAATATACAAACTGCCAAAGCAGCACAGGAAGGTCAGTACATATATTCAAGAGTATTTACTGACCTAAAAAAGAATCTTGAAAAAGAAAAGACTCGAAAAGAGTTAGAAGAAAAAGAAGCTATGGAACAAGTTATCGCTAGGGAATATGAGAGTTTAGAGAGCGAAATTGAAGAATATTTGGGAAAATATACAGATTATCCTGTTCCAGATAATAAGCCCTTTAAATCTTATATGGATGCTGAAACTATTAAGGATAAAAGCTCAAAGCAATATGCCATGAAATCAACATTTCTTCTTGATTATAACACGGGAATATATATGATTGGTAATAGATATGCTTGTGCTTTAGGTTCATTCTACTCAACTGATATAGGAACTGAGTTTGATATTGTCTTAGAGAGCGGAGAAGTTATTCCATGTGTCTTAGCTGATGTTAAAGATGATGAACATACAGATTCTCTTAACCAGTATACAGTTGCAAATGGTTCAATTGTTGAGTTTGTAGTACATACAAACACACTTATTCCTAATATCTCAAATCGTTGGGGTAATACAGGAGATGTATCTAAGATAGCTGGATTTGAAGGTGAAATAGCTTATATAAGAATTTATGAAAGATGAAAGGGAGTAACTATGTTAGAGACAACAGCGGTTATTACTTTAGACACTATTCAACGAGTTAAAAATTTTGTTGAAATAGTTACGAAATATGATGAAGAAATAACAATTAAGTCACACAGGTATGAAGTCAATGCCAAATCAATAATGGCAATATTTTCCATAAATCTACTTGAACCAATCAATGTGTGTCTATATTGTGATGATTCATTGGTGGTAAAAAGATTTGTTAATGATATGAAAGGATTTGAAAAGATATGATTATATTGGTAGGCAAATCTTGTTCTGGAAAAGATACGGTGGTTAAGGAATTAACGAAGATGGGTTACAACAAGATTGTAACCTGTACTACAAGACCACCAAGACCAGGAGAGATTAATGGAAGAGAATATCATTTTTTAGACAAGATGAATTTCTTAACCAAGATTGATTGTGGTAGTTTTGCAGAATACAGAATATACGAAACCGTCTCAGGAGCTTGGTATTATGGTTCTTTACTTGAAGATTATAATAAGTCACATTCTGTAATTATTCTTACGCCTGATGCTTTAGATAAAGTAAGAAGTAAGATTAATGAGAATGTAACTGTTATTTATCTTGAAGTATCTAATAGAGAAATTAAGCGAAGAATGTTAAATAGAGATGTTGACAGAGCTGAGTCTAAGAGAAGATATAAGGCTGATAAAAAGGATTTTAGACATATATCTAAAAAAGTTGATTATATTGTACATAACGAAAATAGAACAGCTTTTGAGACAGCCTTAATATGCAAGGAGTTAGATGAAATCAAAAAAAAGAATAACAGAGAAAAATCAGAAGAAGGACAAGATCTATTGTAGTAATAGGACTTGTCCTTATATGGAATGTGTAAGGTATTACAAGAATATTCCATATAATGTGTTAATTCTAAGAGAGAATTATAAATTGGATAAGAATAATGAATGTCCAAATATATTATTAGATTGGGGTGATGACATATAAAACTTTATTGCGATTTTGATGGAGTTATTGTAAATACAATTGCTGCAATATGTGATTTATACAATGAGGACTTTAAGTATTACAGCGATTATAAGTATATTCTTCCAGAACAGATTAAGACTTGGGATTTTGAAGAACTTAACTGTGCAAGTAGAGAATATATAAATACATATTTCAATCAGCAACGATTCTTTGATAGGTTAAAGTTCATGCCACAAGCTTATGAAACACTAAGAAAATTTGCATTACATAATGAAATAATTATTGTCTCTTCTGGTTATAGTCCTAATCTTAAAGCAAAGGAAAGATGGTGTAAAGAACACCTTCCGTTTTGTCAGTTTATTGGAGTTAATTTCAAAGAATATAATGATAAATCTCATATAGATATGAGTGGTGGCTTATTTATTGATGATTCTGCACATAATCTTGAGACTTCTAATGCTGATACAAAGATTTGTTTTGGCGAGATTTATCCTTGGAATAAGGAATGGAATGATAAACATTGTTGGGATTGGAATATGATATACCAGCTTTATAAAGCAGAATTGGAGGATTAATTATGTTAAGAGAGACTACAGAAATTAACATGGATAATATTACTACTGGTGATTGCATTGAATTGTTTGAATGTAAGAATACAAGAGTCGTTATTAATGATGGTAATGTTATTGGATTTGAGGAGGAATAAATATTGAAGGTAATTAAAAGAGATTGTTCAGAAGTTGATTTTGATAAGTCTAAGATTTCAACTGCAATTCTTAAAGCAATGAAAAATGGTTCAGGTATTGTAAAACAAAAGATTGCAGAAGACATTGCAAACGAGATTGAAGAAGACTGTAAGGATAAAGACGAAGTAAGTATCTCTGATATTGAATCAATGGTTTATGATAAATTGATTACTAAGAAGCAGAGACTTACTGCAAAAGCATATGAGGGATATAGAAGTATTCGTGAGTTTCAGAGAGAAAACGAGAATACAATTGATACAGAAATCACAGAATTGTTGAGTGGAGAAAGTGACTATTGGAATAACGAAAACTCTAATAAAAACCCAAGACTTAATACAACGCAGAGAGATTATTTAGCAGGAATTGTAAGTAAGGATGCATCAAGAAGGTATATCCTACCACCTGAGATAGTACAAGCTCATGATGATGGATTGATTCATGTACACGATCTTGATTATCTTATTCAGTATATGAACAACTGCTGTCTTATTAATCTTGAGGATATGTTACAAAACGGTACAGTAATTAGCGAAACATTGATTGAAAAACCACATAGTTTTTCTACAGCATGTACAGTTGCAACACAAATTATTGCACAGGTCGCTTCAAGTCAGTATGGAGGGCAGAGTATTTCTTTAGCACATCTTGCTCCATTCGTAGATATTTCAAGACAGAAAATCAGAAAAGAAGTAATTGAAGAACAAGAATATCTTTATAGAAATATTGATGAAAAAGAATGGGTTAAACCTAGAAAAGTTCTTGGTAAGAAGTTAAGAAAAGATCAGGAAAAGTTCTATAAAAATAAAGATAGATTGCTCAAATTTATTGATGCAACTGACATTGAAGATATTGTAGAAAAGCGTTTGAAAAAAGAAATTGAAAAAGGAATCCAGACAATTCAATATCAAATCACAACGCTCATGACAACTAACGGTCAAGCACCATTTATTACATTGTTTATGTATCTCAATGAAGCACATAATCAGAGAGAAAAAGATGATTTGGCAATGTTAATCGAAGAGGAACTTCGTCAGAGTTATCTTGGTGTAAAGAATGAAGAAGGTGTCTATATCACACCTGCATTTCCAAAAGTTATTTATGTTCTTCAGGAGGACAATATTCATGAAGAAGATAAGTATTGGTATCTTACTGAGATGGCAGCTAAATGTTCTATGAAAAGATTAACTCCTGATTATATCTCAGAAAAAATTATGAAAGAGATGAAAGATGGTAACTGTTATCCTGTAATGGGATGTAGAAGTGCTTTAACAGTATGGCATGATGAAAATGGTAAACCAAAATTTTATGGACGTTTCAATTCTGGTGTTGTAACTGTATCATTACCAGATATTGCATTATCATCAGGTGGAGATTTCAATGAATTTTGGCGTATATTTGATGAACGTACAGAGTTATGTCATAAAGCATTAAAGATTAGACATCAGAGATTACGTGGAACAAAGTCAGATGTTGCTCCTATTCTTTGGCAACACGGAGCATTTGCAAGACTTAAAAAGGGTGAATCTATTGATAAACTACTTTTTGGTGGCTATTCAACTTTATCCCTTGGTTATGCAGGACTTGCTGAATGTGTTAAGTATATGACTGGACATTATCATTGTGATGAAGGTATTGGAGAAAAATTTGGTCTTGAAGTAATGCAAGCATTGAATGATAAATGCTCTCAATGGAAAATAGATGAAAATATTGATTACAGCTTATACGGAACTCCATTGGAGGCGACTACGGAAAAGTTTGCAAAAAAACTTAAAGAGAGATTTGGCATTATTGAAGGAGTTACAGATCGTACATACATCACAAATTCTTATCATATCCCAGTATTTATACATATTGATGCCTTTGGGAAGCTTCGTATTGAAGCTAAATTCCAAAGATTAAGTCCAGGTGGAAGTATTTCGTATATCGAGTGTCCGAATATGGAGAATAATATTCCTGCTGTACTTGAAGTAATGAAATTCATTTATAATAATAATATGTATGCTGAATTAAATACTAAGAGTGATTATTGTCAGAAATGTGGATGGAGCAAAGAAATCAAGCTTATTGATGAAGGTGGTAAGTTGATTTGGGAGTGTCCTAATTGTGGTAATAGAGATGTAAGAACTATGGATATTACTCGTAGAACTTGTGGATACAAAGGTACGGCACGTAATGGATGGAATCAAGGTAGACTTGGTGATATTCATGATAGAGTACCACATCTTGACGACATTGAGGAGGAATAATATGAGATATTCAAGTATGCGTAACCTTGATATTTCAAATGGAGAGGGAGTAGGAGTCTCCCTCTTCGTTCAAGGTTGTCCATTTCACTGTTTTGGTTGTTTTAATTCTGATACATGGGACTTTAATGGCGGTAAGGAATGGACAGAAAAAACAAAAGACAAATTCATAAAACTTATTGATAGATCATATATTAAGCGAATATCTTTCCTTGGTGGTGAGTGTTTAGCTGAACAGAATCTCGATGAAATCTTATCTCTAATCAAACTAATCCGTAATTCTTTTCCTGAGAAAACTATCTGGTTGTATACAGGATATAATTTTGATCTTTTAAATTCCAAATATAATGAATATAAATATACTCCATTTGCAGCAAATGCAGATGAGTGGCTTACACGATGGGAGATAATTTCCAATGTAGATGTACTCGTTGATGGAGAATATATAGATGAGCAGAAAGACCTATCATTAAAATTCAGAGGTTCAAAAAACCAACGAGTGATTGATATAAAGCAATCTCTCGCTCAGAACAAATTGGTTTTATATTGTAATTAATTTAAGTAAGGAATAATTATGAATAATAAAGAAGCGTTAGAAAAATTAAAAGCATATCTTAAATGCCAGAAAAGACAGGTTAAGGGTATTCATGAAGATTGTAATAATAAGAAGTGTGACAACTGCGATTTATGTTATATACAAGGAACTACAGGTGAACATATTGAAGCTATTGAATCAGCAATACAGTCACTTGAAAGCCATAAAAGAATTATAAAAAGATTAAAAAAAGAGTTAAAGCTTGCCGAAGATGTAGAGGAAAGAGCTGTTAAAGAAAATCCTTTTCAGTTTGATCGTATTAAAGGATATGCAGCAGGTATTTATAATGCCTTAGAATTTGTAAAAAATGGTGGTAAGGAAGAATAATGAACAAAACAGATATTCAAAAAGGTAAAATGGTCTATTATGCTCGAATGCTTAAGCCAGTAGGAATATATGAAGTATGTGACCTATATGTAAGGACAGTTAGAGATGATTACTTCGTTGGGACAGATAAGCGTGATAAACATGCTTATCTATTTTCTTACAATAAATTGGATAAAACAATATTTAAAACAAGACAAGAGTGTTTAGATACTGTTTTGGAAGCAGAAAAGAACGCTCCTAAAATAAGTGATGAACAAGAATATGAGGAGTATTAATAAGAGAGGTGAACAACTATAGGATATTTATACGATAAGTTTAAAGGAAAATATAGAATCTTATGTCCTGTAAATAAAGATACAAACGATTTTAATCGTAAGCTCAATGGCACATTAGAAGATATTGATTGTTATATATCTTGTCAATATGGTAACAAGGTATTCTATTATGGACATAATACTTTACAAGCATATATTCCTTCTTTAATAAGAGGACATAATATTATTAAAACAATTCAGCAATCTGAACCGTCTCTTATATTTGATATTGAAGAAACGGATTCTGAAATTTTATTTAAGTTCAAATATGTCAATTCAGACAAGGTTATTCCTTTACTAAAACCAAGAACAAGTGGTGCGTCTATAAGCCCATTTTCACCAAAGAATTTACCCCGAAATAAAGACTTTAAAATCCCAGATGATAAATTGACACAGTACAAAGAAATCGTGTCTAAAATTCCTCCTGAGAAGCTTTTAACCCTAAGTAGAATGACACATTCTTATTTACAAACTTTGGTTACAAAGAAGACTCCGTGGGAGAATATTAAAGCAGATATGAGACTCAAATGTGTCAAAGGTAAGGAATATATCTACATGATTGACAAATGGGATGAATATCTCAAATATCTTGAAAATGAAATTAAGGAGATGTAGCGATGAGTGAAGTAAGAAGAATTAAAGTTAATAAATCTGTAACTAAAAATAAGTTGCTTGATTACGGATTTAGGTACAAGGAAAATGGTGATTATAGATTATATGTTCCTGTATATAAATGGAACGATAAAACAACCATATATGCGTATTTCTATGTAAATATGGAAGAAAATATTTTTACTTATGATATTCAGTCAGAAGGTTCTACATATTATCCATATTACAATGAAACAAATAGTGAAGTAAATAGGGGAATAACAGAGAATATTAACACAGAAATAATAAAACTAATCAAGAAAGGAATTTTAAAAACGTATGAAAATAATTAATATTAAGAAAACAGACGAGAATGCAAAGATTCCTACATATGGTAGTGAATTTGCAGCAGGTGCAGACTTATATGCAGTAATACATAACGAAGAAAATAGGGTAGAAATTCTTTCTGGTGAAACAGCTTTTATTGACACTGGAATTGTAATGGAAATACCTAATGGATATGTCGGTCTTGTTTATGCTAGAAGTGGTTTATCTTGCAAGCAGGGATTAGCTCCTGCCAATAAGGTCGGAGTGATTGATTCAGACTATCGAGGAAATATCATGGTTGCACTATATAATCAGAGCAATGAGACAAGAATTGTATCTGAAGGTGATAGAATTGCACAGATTGTTATTCAGCCAGTAGAACAGTTTGGATTTAAGGTGAAAGAAAATCTCAGTGATACAATTAGAGGAAATGGTGGCTTCGGTAGTTCAGGAAAGGCATAAATATGGAAAATAAGGTTTTAAGCCAAAAGGATTTATATGATATTCTTCCATTCGGAAAAACCAAGATAAAGCAATTAATTAAATCAGGAGAACTTCCACTAATGAAAATTGGCAATGATTATATAACAACATTTTCTATATTGGAAGAATGGATCAAGGAACATATCAATGAAGAAATATATTATTAATCATTGAAAAAATAGGGCAGACATATTATGATTAAGTCATAATTGTGCTGCCCTTATATTGATGTAAAAGAAAGGTGTGATAATTATAAATAATATCAATATATCGGCAACTATTAATAATATGAATATAATGCAACGAAAAGATGATAGGTTTGAGGCTAAAATTACAATCAATGGTATTAGAAAAAGCTTTTATGGTAATACAAAAGTAGAAGTAAAAAATAAGGTCAAATCCTATCTTCAAAAAATCAATAATGGTTTTAAAGAAACAAAAAAAATCAAGTTAAATGATTATGTGGAATATTGGCTAAGTAATTATAAATTTGGAACAATTGAAGGCTCTAGTTATACTAGGTTATACAGTGTATATCAACATCAAATCAAACCTTATATTGGCAATAAATATATCTGTGATATTACATCACAAGATATAGATGTCTTTATTAAGGAATTTGCCAATCCTCCATTAAAATCAGGGAAAAAACCACTAGCCTTATCTGGATTAAAAAAAATCATACAATTATTAAACCCATGTTTCGAAACAGCAATTAAAGAAAAAATTATATTTAACAATCCATGTAGCGACATTAAGCTACCGACAGAAAGTTATCTTGTTATTAAAACTAAAGAACAGTTTTCTCTAACAGATAAGCAATTAGAACAATTTAAAAAAGAAGCGGTGTCTAAATATAAAACAATAGATGAATATAAAGGAAGAGACTTTTTAGTTTTGATTATTATGTTGAATCTAGGGTTACGAACAGGCGAAGTGCTTGCATTAACATGGGATGATTTTAATTTTAAGAATAATATAGTTAAAATTAATAAAACAATACAGACAAAAGTTGCATTAGATTCGCAATGCAAAAAACAGAGTTTAGCTTTAAAAAATTCCACAAAAACTGTCGCAGGTGAAAGATATCTAAAACTTAATGAAAATACTTTACATTATATTCAAGAACTAAAACAATACGACATAAGAAACAACATAAATAGTGATTATTTTTGTTGTTGTAAAAATAATACAAGACAATGTGCAAGAAATCTTCAACGTAGTCTTGATAGATTAACACGAAATATTAAATCAGACGAACATATAACATTACACACTTTAAGACACACATTTGGCTCAACATTATTAAGAAATGGTGTTGGAATTGAAGTTGTAAGCAAGCTACTAGGACATGCTAACATAACCATTACATATAATAAGTATATTCATGTAATTAAAGAGCAAGAAGCAATGGCAATGAATATGGTAAAAGTTTGCTAAAAAGTGTCGTCAAAGTGTCGTCAAAACAAAATAATACATTGGAAAGCCAGTAAAATCAAGGGATACAAGAGTTTGACGAAAGGTTCGACTCCCCTCTGGTCCATAGGAAAAAGGGAGTGAGGAAGCGTGAGCTTCTTCGCTCCCTTTTTCCTATGGACCAGAGGGGAGTCTTATTAATGGATAAAACATGGCGTAGCCGGGTTTTTGGACAGGGGCGCACGAGGTCCGGTGGACCTCGGCTTTGCGCCGACCGGAGCGGAGCGAAGAATTCGACTCCCTTTTGTGGGAGAGGTGGATACACGGTGGATTGGACGTTGAAGCGGAGATACGGCACGAGGAAGTCCAAAAGGGATGAGCAAGAGCGGTGGATTGGATGTTGAAGCGGAGTTAAGGTATGCTGAAGTCCAAAAGGGACGAGCAAGCGTGGCAGATTGGACATTGAAGGAGCGGGAAGGCATAAGGAAGTCCAAAAGGGATGAGCAAGCACGGTGGATTTGAAGTGGTAATCTAAAAGTAGACACCAACCCAATTATTGTAGACATTATTTATATATAAGAGTACCATTTTTTATAAGGTAGTCACTTATACAATAATGGAATCATGGAGGTGTCACATGAAGCACAGTTTAGAAGAAAGAATGGATATAGGACGACGTATGTATTTACACGAGATTACTTATAAAGAGGCTATGGAGATTTATGGTCTTAGTGAATCCTGTGCACATAAATACATGACAGATTATAAGAAAGCACAAGGAATTCCTCTTGCTAATACAGTGCCTAAAATGAAAAATTCAGCAGTCTTAAAATCATTGTCTTCACCTGACATTGATACATATATGGCTATGTCCAAAGAAGAATTAATAAATGAACTTATTATAGCTAAAGCGAATGAATTAAGGGCAAAAAAAGGATACGAAGTGAAAGGAGCTGGTGCAAACAAGGAGTACAGTATTTTAAACAACAAGAATACGAAATCATAATGGAAATGTCATCTCAATTTCCTGTTAAGCATCTATGTGATGTTCTGGATATTAACAGAAGTGGATTTTATAAATGGAAAAAACGTTTAGAAAAACCTTCTGACAAATTAAAAACTTTAGTATCCAATCTTATATTATTTAAGGAATATCATAGTAAATATCCATCACATGGATATAGATGGTTAAATGCAAAAATTCGTCTGGATACAGGACTTATGGTATCAGATCAGTATGCTCATAAGCTATGTAAAACAGCGGGCATAGCAAGTGTTTCCAAGCATTATCGATACAAAAAGCCAGGAGATCCTTATCGCATTTATCCAAATCTTCTACTGACAGGATTAGATATAACAGGACCTTTACAGTGTGTTGTAAGTGATATGACCGCATTTCATTTAAAGGGAAGTTATTATGAACTAACACTTTTTATGGATTTATG